ATTCCGTCGCAGTCCCTTAGTTGCGTCCTGTCCGATTTCCTGCGCTCTGGTTCCTGAACAGAACTCTACGGTTCCGCCCATCTTGCCATCGCGCAATTCAACACTCATTAAGCCGACCTGATCGCCATAATGCCGATCCAAGACAACCAAGCCATCCTTGCAGCGGGTCATGTCAACCGCGCTCTCGCTGTGGTCGAGGATCTCATAGGCCCGCTGGTATTGGCCGTTTATTTCAACATAAGTCAATACCGGCTCTTCGCTTGATACCGACATGCGAACTTGCGTTTCATTGCCGCCGTCAACGGCCCGCGTCTCTACGGTTGCCGCGCGGATCATCAAGTCGGGCTGCTCAATCTTCTTTTTCGTCATTTTCATCCTCCTCTGGCTGCTGCATCGGTGCTGGTGATCCGGGGCGTATGGCCTCTACGAATCCCGCGTCTTTCTTTGTTTTTGCTTCCGTCGAGTACTGCTCCATATTGTCGTCAAAGTCTGTGCCAAGGTCGCTTGCAATCTGCGTGTTAGTTTTCCAGCCACGGTCAACCGCAACCTCTGCGGCTTTCATATCTTTCATCGGGTCAACCCACATCCAACGACGGCCCCTGAATTCGTGTTCGCTGAATTTGCCAATTTTTGCCATCGGGAAGTTGCCGCTTATCGAGTAAGTCAAAAACGATTTCAACCACGCAAGAAATTGAACCTGCTTGCATTGCTGGATCATATCGTTTTGTATCACAATCCAGTTGTCACGCTCGGTGATCGTACCGGCCCGCACGGATGAAAATGAAACTCCCGCCCAGTCGTTCGCAAAGTTTGCATATTCAACACCAAACCCGCTTGCAATATCCCGAAGCATGGAGTTTTTGAACGCCGTCAATTCCCTGTTCGGATGTTGCGGCGTGTGGATCTCCATCTTGTAACCGCGCGGGACAATCTCGGCCTGCCCTGGTTGCTTCTCGGCTGTCAGCGCGTTTGCCACTTCCCGGTTGTCAGGGTCGGTCAAGTCGATTAGTCCGTCAATATCCGCGCCATCCTGCGCCTGATATGACCGCGTTGAACATGCTTCATCCCTCGCTGCCGTAATCTCCGCCTCATTGTAAAGGTCGAGCATTTTCAGCTTGCGAAGACCGGCGTGTGTCCACGGAATGCCGCGCGGCTGGTCGCTGTCTTCCATGTCAAAGCCGTGTATGATCTGGCTTGCCGGTATGCTTACCAGCGGCATACCGCGTCCGTTGTACTGGTATGCGTTCGTCGGGGTCGTGTGAAACCAGTAAGCAACTGGGCGTCGTGATTGCAAATCACGCTCTACCCCAGCATGAATAAGCGTCCCGCGCCCCGTGTCGCTTACGTTGTATGTGTGGTCACACCAATCAGGGCGCAACACGCGAAAGGCTATTCCGTAGGGGTTTGCCGCGCCCTCGATAATCTGGATAAAGTATTCACCGTCACGCGCCCATGTTTTGGCATTCATCCGATCCATTGCGGCCTCGGTCTGGATGCCAGTCACGTCAAACCACGTGTGAGTTGTGAGGGGGTCACGGTGATTGCAGAAACGCCACCAGTGATATTCGATGAACTTGGCGGCTATGGTGTCAATTACAGGCTTGTTATGGATGATGTCACGCGGAACGGACTTGAAACTAAATCCCTCGCCTACTACGTTTGTCGAAACCAGTGCAAGAAACTTTTTCATGTGTTCGGAGTTTTTCGCCATTTCCCGCGAATGCCCCCGCATACGTTCCAAGTGGCTGCTAATCTCTGCCGGGGTATATCCCGCATCGCAACGCCAGCCTGACAAAAGCCGATCCACCTCAGCAGCTGCAAACCCGCGTGTCATTACAACCGGCTTGCTGACTGCGGGTGCGGTTTTCGTTTTGCGCTTGAATAGTCTCATGTAAACCTCGTTAAGATTCGGGCGGGAGCGCGGCGTCCGGTATCACGGCGCAACTGTTCAACGGCGTAATCCCTTAGGCTTTTAAGGTCGGAAACGCCCCGGTATGATACGCTCATGCCGTCAACACTGATGCTCCCGTTAGGCGTTGCAGCGGCGGTAAGCATAGCCGCATCAATATCCGCGACAACAGCCTTCCACGAACTTACGCGCAAGGGCGACGGGTTGACGTAGACGCCTCCTGAATCGACAATAAATGATCGGGCAGGCGTGGAGTGTGATACGATACCGACAAATGACATCCGGCCCGGTGTGAAGGTGAGCGTCTCGGCTGGCGTTACATTAAGCGTCCATCCGGTATTGTCGCCATTGGCAGCAGCGGTAACAGATAGCGGCGTATCGGCGGCGAACTGATAGGCAAGCGTGTAACCATCGGCGGGGGTGAATCCGGCAATCGTAATATCCTGCGAGGCTTGCGCGGTGTTTGCCGCTGCAATCCAGATCGACTCGCCCCCAACTATTGACGCCGGTATGTAACCCAACTCTTGCATGGGGCAAGGTTTGCAGGATTTAGCGGCGGCGTCAATAGGTTGGCGGGTGTTGTTTCCGAATGTCGGATTAATTACAAACCTGTTCGTATTCCGCCACAGCATCCGCCCGCGTGCATAGATTGGCAACCTCGGCAAGAGTCATCGGACGGCCCGCTGCCAGTTTCGCGTTGCAGTGTGCGCACGTCCGGTATTCAAGCACCGTATGCCTAACCGGATCAATATGCCGCCCGTCGTCCATGCGGGTATTGTGTCCGCAATCAGGGCAGACAGTCGGCATATTCGCCGGAATGTACCGCCTCGGTTTTCGTTGCGGATCGCGCGTCGTGACTTCCGGATCGCGTGTCTGGATCTCAATGCCCGTCTTTTTTGGTCTGCCTCTGTTCGCCATCATTCGCCCCCTATGTTGCGGCCCCCGATTACTACGCGGGCCAGTTTCTTTTTGCGCGGCTCGGTGCTGCCGCCCCCCGTACCGATCCCATTCACCGCCGCGAAAGCATAGCCCATCGCCATGCAATCCCCGTAGTCATGCGGCTGGTTCGTTGCTGTCTTCCAATCGTACACCCAGCGGCCATTGAGTTCAATTTTTCCGGCTAACTGCTCGGCGCATATCTGCTCGGCAAAATCGCGGTGGTTGCCTTTTGGGAGGTCGCACGAACCAGGGGCCCCGAGTGTGCCAGTCCATGCCCGCTGTGCCTGTTCGCGCCAGTAGTCGGCATTCCATATCACCCATTGCCTTGCTGGCACCTTCTTTTGTAGCTTTTCGTCCCATCGCATTGATACTGTTTTTATGTAGCATTGCTCTTTTACATCAACCCCAGCTTCTTTTCTTAATGGCTGACGATAAGACTTGCCTGCCCTGCCAAATGCCGCGACAGCGTAAATCGAACAGTTGCGCACAGAATTTGTGCCAAAGTCAATCACCGTGTTTTCAGGACTACCGCCGCCGTCAATCATCCAGTTATGCGGACGGCAAGGTAGCGCGGCAAGGTTAAGTCCGTGCGCTCTTAATGCGTCCATCACGGCGGTCTTCTTTTCAGCGTCGGTTAATTCCTTATCGCAGTGGATCGGGTGCGTGCCGTACCACAAGACCGACGACCGCTGGTTCTGGCCGAATGCCAGGATCACGGTTGTCAGCGCATAGGACGGGTTGACGTCGGTAAGGGCCAGGACGCGCAAGGCCCATTCCGGTATTTCGCCCGCGCTCCGGTCGGGATCGGTGCGGGCAGTGATTACTTTCGGGGTGAGGTTGTAGACCGTAACGCCTTCCTTGATCGGCTGGTTTTGACGCTCCGCCATAAACGCCATTTCGCCTAGATCATAGTAGTCCCACATCGCGGCATAAAGCGCGTCCGGATCTCCTACCCGCAGGCCGTCCCCGGCGTGGTACCGCTCCCGCCATGATACAGCCATCCCCGCCGATAACTCTGCCTTGTTCGCTTTGTAGTATGCCCGCGCCCGTTTCCCGCCGTCCAAGTTTTCCAGCCCGCGCAGCCGTTCGTCGTTCCATTGATCCCATGCCGCACGGGTTGCGCTCTTGTCGTCTTCCCATCCGGTCGGCCAGCTTGTGATCTGCCCCGTCTTGATGACCTCCGTGCCGGGGCGGGTCAGCAGGTGTTCCGATACGTCGCCGATATTGACGCAGGTCACGGTTGCCATTACGGTAAGACGGCGGCGCGGTCCTGATAGCGACCGGATGCCATAGTCGATTTTCTTGATAACCTTTTTGACAAGCGTTTCCGAGTCTGCCGTCTGTTCGTCCTGGGGATCATCCATCAGCACAATGTCAGGGCGTAACGATTCGCCGGATAGCAGGCCGATATTGAGTCCCTTGATGCTGCCGTTCATGCTGGCCCCCGCAAGCGCAACCTGGGGCATGGTGCGCGGGTTCTTTATCAGGCATTCAGTATCGTCGCCCTCCCTTACGTCCGGCAATAGCACCGTGCCTCTGGTTTTGCGAACGTCGCACCCGGCTTTCGTTTCTGGGTCGATCTTGCGCAGGATACCTTTCAGCCGGTTCGAAGCCGTACTATCCTGAAACGGTCGGCACTGGCAAGGGTATGCAGCCGCCAATCGTTCGTTGTTGCTTAGTGCCTGTAGCCATTGATCGAGCAATTCCGCGCCTGCCGATGCTTTCCAGCCGATAACGACCGGGAAACGACAAAGGCCAGTCAAGACTCCATACAACGCCATGCCCCACACCACCGCCGTCTTACCGAATCCACGCGGGGCTGCAACGGTGATGCTGGTGCCTTGCGTCATTGCGCGGATACATGCGGTTATAATCTCGCGGTGGACGTCGCCAAAGGGAAGCGGGAAACGATCCTCGCAGTAGTACGCCAGCCATTTCGCGGGGTCTTTTTCCAGTTTGCGGCGGCGGGCGTCTTCGGCGGGGGTGGGGGCGACGTAGGGAATGTGGCGGTCCCGGTTGCGCATTTCCCGCACGCGGGTTGCGTCCGTCTTGCTGGTTTCCTTCCGTGGTCTGCCGAATGCCATCACCCCTCCGATTCGGTTAGTGTCACGTCCAAGCATTTCCCGCGCATAACCAGCGCAGGCAGGAATCCGCCAAGATCGCTCTCCGCAATGTCGAGTTGCAACCTTGCCCCTCCCTCGCCGTGGATCTTTATCGCCGTTTCCATCGGCGGTATGCTGGCTCGGAATGTTACTGATCTAGTGTCTTTTGTTGGTTTTGTCATAGTTGCCTAAATACATTTTTGTAACAATACCTTTCTGCGATCG